TTAATTCGTTTTTGAACATTATCATTGTAGTTTTCTATTTCATCATCACTTGGAATCTGTGGCTCGCTACCATCGGTCCTTCTAGGTTTCCCCTTGTCTTGCTCTGGAGTGTCATCAACGACTTCTATTTCAAAGCCATCATCCTCCTGATCTGGTTTACCTTTTGAAGATTCAATAGCTTCTGCTACTGTTTCTTCTTCAAACTCTGTTTGTTGTTCAGCTACTTGATTCATACCCTTGTATACCCCCTTGGATCGTCGACTACTGCTTCCACAGTGTCGTCATTAATAAGTCTAAACTCTTTCCCGTGAATTTTAAATCTAGTGCCTGAGTAAGATCGAAAGATTACAAAATCTCCTTCTTTGCAATATGGCCCATGTGGAAATTTGTCTTTGTCTGCATAGGCGTCTGCGCCTAGCTTCATAGCAAAACCTATAATAGAAGCAGTTTCTTCTGCGGCTTTTATGCCATCTGGCATAAGCACTCCACCTTCGGTTTTATCGCTGACTTCTGGTACACCAATAAGAATCTTATATCCTTGTGGTTCAGGTAGTTTAGAGGCTACCTTTTCCTCTGTTTCTTTATTTCCTGTATACATTTCAATTCCTTGCAGTGATTTAAAGGTTCACAGTCACCCTGCGTGGACACCCCACGAAGTCTTTATGTGCGACATAGTACATGAAAAGACATCATTCTTCAATATATCTCTTCTCAAGGTCATTTATATCTTGTCTGACATATTGAAGCGCCTCATACCGTCCTACGATACGGTTATACTTCTCCATGTCTTCAGCTTGACCAGATGATAGATACGTCTTTATATCTTCTTCATACTCGTCAATCTTACGCTGTAGTAGCGCGAAATATGTGTCAGCCATCCCCTTTTGTAAGCTCCTTCGCTATTTCAATCCCCAGTTTTGCGCCCTCTTTCTGATCCTCACGTTGTGATTTATCTAGATCAGTAGCGAGCCTGACACCGAGACGTGCACCCTCACGTTGGTTCTCAGCGGCAATACGTTCAGCATCTAGCTTTAGTTTAGCTGCGTCCATCTGCATTTTGTGCTGTAGCTCTTGTTGCTTCATTTGAAGCTCTGCCTGTTGCATTTGTACAACAGGATCTTGCTGTTGCTGCTGTATCTGCTCTTGTTGAGCTTCAACTTGACCTTTTTGTAATAGTTTTTCTGCTGCTTCTTTTGCAAGCCTTGAGATCTCTACCTCTACATCTTCTGGAAGTGGCTGATCTTCGTTTGGCATTTCAACACCGAGCATTTTTTCCATCTCACGTCTGTACTGGAATGCAACATGTTCTGTAATATGTGCTGCCATCGCATTGCCAATAGCTTTTGCAAAAGGAGACTGCCCTACAAGTTCACGCATTTTAGGATCTTGCATAGCTGCCATATGTACAGAAATGTGTGCCTCATGATCTTGGTACTTAAATGCTTTCACTGGCTCTTGCTTGAGCAGCATCATGTTTTCTGTGACAGGGTCAGCAGGTTTTATATCATCAGGTAGTTTAATTATATCGCTTGCGTCTTGTATTCCCAATACTTCTAGCATCTGGCGATGTAGCTTGCCCATGTCGTACAATTGAGGTGCTTGTTGAGAAAGCTGCAAAGCTGCCTGATACTGCATGATTCTCTGCGCCATTGTTGCAGCATTGGGGTCTGAGACAGGTATAACGTCCACCCGTGCGTCAAAGTCTCTTTGCCTATCAAAATCACCGTCCATCTCGTAAGCGTATTCTGCGGGCATATAATCGCGTATGATGCGGGCTAACAGGCGTAGTTCGTTTTTCATAGCTGCATGCATGCGAGCTTGCACACCAGACATAACTTTCATACTGCGCTCAAGCAAAGCGAGTGTTGTGCCTACAGGTGCTTGAGCATTCATGTCTCCGACCTGTATGTCAGCAACAGAACCTATCCTACGTCCTTCTTCGACAATGTTGCCAAGTAACGAGTAGAGAACTCCTGATGGCTCTTTGTAAGGGATGAACGTAATTGAATCCCGTATCGCACCACCTGGAACATCCACGTCCCTGAACTCACCTGGCATAAGAGGGGTGTCGTCACCTTTAATGCGGAGACCGCGAGCTTTAAGACCCGCAGGCAAATTAGATAGTGTACCCGCATCAATAAGTTGACGAAGAATCGAAGTCGCTGATTTAGCCAGTCCGCCAATGAGATGTATAAGACCTGTGCCGTAGAAACCCAATCCAGGTAGGTATTTATAATGTACAAAGTGTAGTCGTTTCTTTTTCTTTTTGTCATCTTCATACCAATTTCGTCTGATTGCTAATATTTCTTTTGAAGATTTATCCATCGTGATAACATAAGGTCTTGCTATTCCGTCTGGATCGTCAAACTCTTCTGGCATGTTCATGGTGACGTGCATCTCTAAGATAGTATGTCGATCATCGTCTTCTACCACTGCGCTCTCACCATCAAGCTCATCATACTTTTCTTGAATGTCTGAAAAGTCTGGTTCTGGATCAGGGAGGTCCACCTCTTTATAGAATCCTGCTACTTGTAGCTCTAAAATCTCGTTAGACGTTTTCTTCATGATATGTGTGTATCTAGGACAAGAAGCTAGATCTGACGCGCCATAGGAAGCAACAAAGTCTTCTGCGGGAACAAACATAGCTACAGGTCTATCCTCTAGCGGGTCATAGTAAACCTTTTTGAAAGCAGACCCTGCAAGCGGTAACTTGAAGAGCATTTGTTCTGTCTCATCACGATACTCTGTCATCTCTTCAGTCAGGAGATAGTTCATCTCTGTCTGTATTCTATCTGCCTGATCTGTCTTTTCTGGGGTTAGTTTACCCATAATCTTGGTTCTTACAGGCCCAGATGCAGGGAATAACTCCCCCATTGCCTGTGCCTGAAACCTTACAACGGCTTCTGTGAGAACTGGATGAAATACACCAGACGCCCCTTGCCACGGTTGGCTACGTTCTTCTATCTTCATTCCAAGAAGATCTAATCCTTTGACGTATGATCTTGCCCAGTCTCTTCTAGACTCGCGGTCAGAGTTAAATTCTCCTACTAATTCAGATGCCATTGATTGTAGTTCAGCTTCGTCAATAAAGTCGGCTAGGTTTGCGTCATGCTCTGGACCTGTAATGCTTTCGGTTATGTCCCCCTCGAAATCTATAACGACTCCGCCATCTCCTGTGTCTATGGACACTGCCTCTGGATTTACAATTTCTACTTGTATGTCTTCTGCATCTGTAGTTTCAATGTCCAGATCTGATGGCTCCATCTGTTTTTCGATTGCCATTATGGTCTCCTAAATGTGTACACGAACTAATGATAGCAGATATTACTACCATACGTCTAGAGGCGAAGCAGATTTTGGGTGGGGGTATCTGCTTCGCCGTGAAGCGTAAAAAGGGAGAATACGCCTCAACTCGTACTATAACAAGAAAAAAGGGGCCGCAAAGACCCCTTAGTTGGGAGGAGCAAATTTATATTTGCAGCGTAACATAAAGATGTGTAATCTGTAAAGAAAAAGGAAACACAATGACAGAATCCAGTGAAGCAGATGTCGTTAAGTTAAAACGTAACACTTTACTTGCAGAGTCTGATTGGAAGCAGGGAAACGATAGTTCATTAACAGACGCTGAAAGAAATGAGTGGTCTGTATATAGTGACGCTTTACGTAACCTTACGGTACATGAAAACTGGCCCAATCTAAAAGATGCTGACTGGCCTGCGGAGCCTAAGTCTACAGGTCAGCCTAAGAGAGCAAGAAATTCTAAAGGGCAACTTGTCGGGGATAATCCTGATACGCCTGATGTAAACGAAGCATGGGAAGGTGGGAAAGCACCATAATGGAACTTTCGATACCTATGATATGGAACATCATCGTTGCTTTAGTTGTAGTGCCTATGGGTTGGTGGATTAGTCAGATGAGTAGTGAGGTAAAACGACTCAACATCTTGCTAAACATGACTCGTGAGAGTTATATTAAACGAGAAGATCATCAATCAGAACTGTCTAGGGTGGTAGACCATCTGGTT